CAGCCGCCTCCACTGGTGCAGCTTTGTCTTCTAGCGCATATGCGTTAGCAGTTCCAGCCTAATAGTTGCCTTTTCCCCTCGCCTTAATCGGTGGGGGGATTTTTTACATCAAGGAGATTTATTATGGCAGCAGCAACAGCAGTAGTTTCCCGTAGGGGAAATGACCAGTTCCGTGGTCTTTTTTCGGATACTTGGTCTGTAACAGCAACACTTAACGCATCATCTTTAACGGATGGCGTTGGTGAGACAAACACCATTGCAGTGCCTGGTGTGAAGCTAGGCGACATTGTGTTGAACATCAGTATGGGCGTGGATGTTTCTGGCATCTCAGTTACACCTTATGTCTCAGCAACAGATGTTGTCTCTATTCGTTTCCAAAACGAATCAGGCGGCACTTTGGACTTGGCAAGCACAACAGTCAAGGCGGTTGTAGTTCGTTTGGTATGATAAAAGGGGGCTAATACCCCCCTTTTTTTGGAGTTTTTATGGCTACTTTTCGTTGTTTACAGTCTGGTACTTTAGTCACTTTTACTTATCAACACGATATTGATAGCATGAAAGGTCATCAAGGATACGTCCGAGTTGATGAAATTCAAACTCTTGCAAAACCTCAACAAGCACCTGTTAAGAAGATAGGTCGCCCAAAGAAAGTAGCAAATGTCGGAAATTGATCCAAGAGAATTCGGTAAGTTAGAGGCTCAAGTGGCCTCCTTGCAAGCCGAGGTATCCGCTATGCGTGATGACATTAAAGCCCTCCTTGAGATGGCTAATAAGTCTAAGGGCGGTATGTTTGTGGGAATGGCGATTGCCAGTGTCATTGGCGGTTTCATTTCTTTTATTGCAACAAAATTAGTTCGATAGGAAAAAATCATGATGCACAAAAAATCTAAAATGTCTGACTCTAAGATGCCTAAAAAGGACTCCAAAAAAGGGATGCCTTTGACAATCATGATTGCTGTTGGCAAGCCCAAGATGCGAGCTATGCCAGAGCGTGGCGGTCGCACAGCTACCAACATGATGAAAAAATCTTCAAGGGGTAAATAATGTCATCTTTATCTTCTCCAGTAACACTTCTCAGTGCTGTTGTTGCAACTGGTGCATCAAGAGCAGTTCAGAACGATGGCGGTCAACCCGCATTTCTGCAAGTTGTAGGCATCACAACAGCTACTGTTGCACTCCAAGGCAGTCTTGACGGGACAACCTATGCAACGATTGGCACAGCATTAACTGCTGACGGCATCATAACCATTGCAAATGCTCCAAATTATTTAAGAGCCAATTGCACAGCGTACACCAGTGGAACGATTACAGCCAAAATCTTGTACTGATATGAAAACCAAAGCCCAAAAAAAGATTAGCAAAGTAATGACTGAGTTTGGCAAGGGCAAGCTGAAGTCTAGCGGTTCTAAGGTCGTCACAGACCCAAAACAGGCTTTGGCTATTGCTTTGTCAGAAGCTGGAAAAGCTAAAAAGAAATGAAAACCAAGTCCAAGGTAAACCAAGCAAAGGTATATACAAAACCTACGATGCGTAAAGCCTTGTTTGAAAAGATCAAGGCGGGAACTTCTGGCGGTGATCCAAACGAATGGTCTGCCAGAAAAGCACAACTTCTTGCGAAAGAATACAAAGCCAAAGGCGGGGGTTACAAAACATGAGCAAAGACAAAGCGCATTACACGCCTGATGGCAAGCTGTACAAAGGTGAAACCCACAAGGTCGGCACTAAGCTGATGACGGGTGCTAAACACACGCCAGCAAGTAAGACTTTGAGTCACACCCCTGCAAAGCAAAAGAAATGAAAAACCCACAGCAGTCCCTGAAAGATTGGGGGAAACAGAATTGGCGCACCAAGTCTGGGAAACCCTCCTCTCAAACTGGCGAAAGGTATTTGCCGGAAGAGGCAATCAAGTCTTTGTCTGCACAAGAGTATGCGGCAACCACAAAGGCCAAGCGCAAGGGAACTGCATCTGGGAAGCAGTTTGTAAAGCAGCCCAAGTCAATTGCACAAAAAACAGCAAAATTTAGATGAGGTAGATATGAAGAGTCCTGCTTGGCAAAGAAAAGAAGGAAAATCTGCCTCTGGGGGCTTGAATGCCAAAGGAAGAGCATCGTATAATGCAGAAACAGGTGGCAATTTAAAACCACCAGTAAAGTCGGGCGATAACCCTCGAAGGGCCTCCTTTCTCGCACGAATGGGCAATATGCCTGGGGCTGAGATGAAAGACGGAAAGCCAACAAGACTTCTACTTTCTCTTAATGCTTGGGGCGCATCATCCAAGGAAGAAGCTAGGCAAAAGGCTGCAGCTATCTCAAAGAGGAACAAGAAGTGAGACCAATATCAGTTAGTTCAAACCCAGTAGCTAACACGCTGACAACCTTGTACACAGTCCCCAAGGGGTACTACGCAAGGGTGGGTCTGATTCACGCCAACAACGCTACTGGCTCAAACAAGCACGTTACTTTTGATTGGGTTGACACTAGCGCAAGCGTTACTGTGAGCGTAATTTACCAATACACAATTGCTTCCAAAACCTCCTTGTCATTTGGTTTGCCTTACTACTTTGTCATGGAAGAGGATGACATTTTGAAGGTAACAACTGAGTCAGGGTCAACAATGGGAGTTGTTGCAACATTTGAAATTGAAGGGTCACAAAGAACATGACATACCTTGAATTAGTCAATGACGTTCTCATTCGATTGCGTGAGTCTTCAGTTACAACTGTTGGCGAAACAACCTACTCCTCTTTGATCGGCAAGTTTGTCAACGATGCCAAACGTCAAATTGAGGATTCTTTCAATTGGAATGTTCTCAGCACGACAGTAACTATCACAACTGTTGCAAACACACATTCTTACTCAATGACAGGTGCAGGTCAGAAGTTCCAAGTCAATGATGCAATCAACAATACATCAGATGTGGGTCTAAAAAACATCTCTTTTGTTCGTATGAATCGGAATTTGAACTTTGGAACTCCTGCTACGGGTGTACCTGCTGAATATGCGTTCAATGGAGTAGATGCGTCTGGAGACACAAAAGTGGAGTTGTATGCCATACCAGATGCTGTTTACACCATCCAGTTCGATTTGGCTGTGCCGCAAGCAGCTCTGTCAGCAGACGCTACGTCTGTCAAAGTCTTAGATTACTTGGTTGCTCAAAGTGCTTATGCAAGGGCTTTGATCGAGCGTGGTGAGGACGGAGGGACTGCCTCCTCCGAAGCCTACGCCCTCTTTCGGGGAATGCTCTCAGATGCCATTGCACTTGAAAGCACTCGCTATGTGGAAAATAACTTTGTACCTGTGTAATGTCAAAACAACTCCAAAGTTACAGTCTTTCAGCACCAGGCTTTAATGGCCTGAACACCGAAGACTCGCCTATTGATTTGGGGGCTGGCTTTGCATTGGTTGCGACTAACTGCATCTTGGATCAGTATGGTCGGATTGGTGCTAGGAAGGGTTGGGATCGAGTCAATGCTTCATCAGGTACTCTAGGTGCTAATGATGTTGGTGTGATCCATGAATTAGTCCAAACAGATGGCAGTCTGACTGTTTTGTTTGCGGGAAATAACAAGTTATTTAAACTTGGTGCTTCCAATGTAGTGACCGAATTGACCTATGGGGGGGGTGGTACAGCCCCAACCATCACGGCAAGTAATTGGCAATGTGCATCTTTAAATGGAATTGCATATTTCTTTCAAACTGGTCACGATCCGTTGATCTTTGATCCCGCTGTCAGTATCACCACATTCAGAAGAGTCTCTGAGAAAACAGGCTACACAGGAACTGTTCCTTTAGCCAACATTGCTATTTCAGCATTCGGAAGGTTGTGGGTAGCAAGCACCTCAACTGACAAGGTAACTGTTACCTTTTCTGATCTGATTGCAGGTCATATTTGGAGTGGCGGCACTTCAGGAAATTTGGATATTTCAAGGGTGTGGCCCAATGGTGCTGATGAAGTGATGGGTTTGGCAGCGCACAATGATTTCTTGTTTATCTTTGGTAAACGACAGATTCTTGTCTACTCTGGTGCTTCTACGCCCTCCTCTCTTGTTCTAAGCGACACAGTAGGCTCTATTGGTTGCATAGCTAGAGACACAATTCAAAGCATTGGCTCTGATGTGGTGTTCTTGTCAGACTCTGGTGTTCGCTCACTGATGAGGACAATTCAAGAGAAATCTGCCCCTTTAAGAGACTTGTCGAAGAATGTGCGTTTTGACTTGAACTCCTCTTTGGCCGGTGAAACTTTGGCTAATCTGAAGTCTGTTTACTCAGAAAAAGAAGCGTTTTATCTGCTTGTTTTGCCAGCTACATTCCAAGTCTATTGTTTTGACACCAAACAAAGTTTGCAAGATGGCTCATCACGGGTTACTAAGTGGGACTCGATTGCTCCAACATCATTGCGTTCACTGAGGAATGGTGACTTGTACATTGGTAAAAATGGCTACATTGGCAAGTATGGCGGCTACTTAGATGACACATCGACTTACCAATTTGCCTACTACACCAACAATGCCGACCTTGGCAACCCAAATCAGATTTCAGTTTTAAAGACTATTTCAGCCATTGTAATTGGTGGCTCAAATCAGTTTCTGACAATCAAATGGGGCTTTGATTATTCTGGTGCATATCAATTACAGAATATTTACATTCCCACTCAGATTTCTTATGAGTATGGCATTGGTGAATATGGCATTGCTGAATACACAAATGGCATTGCAATCAAGACACTAAGAGCCAATGGTTCTGGTGCGGGAAAGATTGTTCAGACGGGTTACGAGACAACCATCAATGATGTTGCATTGTCTATTCAAAAGATTGAAATTCAAGCCAAAGATGGCAAATTAGGCTAAGAGGTAAACCATGAGTAATTACACCAAGACCACAAACTTTGCGACTAAAGACAATCTGTCGCCTGGCAATCCTCTAAAGATTGTTAAGGGTACTGAGATTGATACTGAGTACAACAATATTGCGACTGCTGTTGCAACCAAGACAGACAACTCTGCTGCTGCAATTACAGGTGGAACAATCAATGGTGCGACTGTGGGTGCGACAACTGCCGCAACAGGTGCATTCACAACGCTTGCGGCCTCTGGTGTAACAACCCTTGCAGATGCACTTGTGGGTGGGGTAACTCAAGCGGCATTTAATACAGTATCAACCACTTTAAATCTGGGTGGTGCGGCTACTGCTGTGAACATCGGTGCGGCTACAGGAACTGCCACAGTAGCAAACACAACTTTGGCGGCTAAAGCAATCACGGCAAGCACTACTTTGGCGGTAACAGGAACATCCACACTAACTGGTGCTGTAACGGCAACAGCGGGTGTTACTGGCCCGATCACATCTTCTAGTGCAACAATTACGGGTGGAACAATCACTGGCATTACCGATTTAGCGGTTGCTGATGGCGGTACGGGTGCTTCTACAGCGGCAACAGCATTGAATAATTTGTTGCCTAGCCAAACAAGCAATGCAAACAAGTATCTTCAAACAGATGGCACAAATGCAACATGGGATGCAGTAAGTCTTTCAACTGCTGACATTACAGGAACTCTTGCGGTAGCCAATGGTGGAACGGGCGTAACATCTTCCACAGGGACAGGCAATGTCGTTCTTTCGACAAGCCCTACTTTGGTAACTCCTGCCCTTGGAACTCCTGCTTCTGGTGTGGCTACAAACTTAACAGGTCTACCACTTACAACTGGTGTGACAGGCACTTTGCCCGTGGCAAATGGCGGTACAGGGATAACATCCTTTGGAACTGGTGTAGCAACCTTTTTAGGCACTCCTAGTTCTGCCAATTTAGCCTCTGCTGTTACTGATGAAACAGGATCAGGTGCTTTGGTGTTTGCTAACTCACCTACGTTGGTGACTCCCGATCTTGGAACTCCCTCTGCTGGCGTAGCAACCAACTTAACAGGACTGCCTCTGACCACAGGCGTTACAGGAAACTTGCCGGTAACTAATTTAAATTCAGGCACATCTGCATCCGCATCAACATTTTGGCGAGGTGATGGTTCTTGGGCAGCACCAGCGGGTGCGGGAACAGTTACAAGTGTTTCAGTAGTTTCTGCCAATGGTTTTGCAGGGACAGTAGCAACTGCTACATCAACACCAGCAATTACTGTTTCAACGTCCATTACGGGTGTTTTAAAAGGCAACGCAACGGCAATATCTGCTGCGGTGGCGGGGACTGATTACGTTACCCCAACAGGTACAGAAACCCTGACAAACAAGACCCTGACAGCACCGACTATCGCATCTGCAAATTTAACAACCGCATTAACGCTTGCTGGTGCAGCAGGAACTAATGGGCAAGTGTTAACAAGTGCTGGATCAGGGTTGCCTACATGGACAACAGTTTCGTCAGGCGTTGCCGCTTTTGCTAGAGTTGTTCGATCAACTGGTGATGTTACTACGACTAGCACCTCTTTTGTAGATGTGACTGGTGCTACGGTCACAATCACGACAGGGTTGTTCCCCGTTGTTGTTGGGTGGACAGCGGGAACAGCTAATAGTACGTCAGGTGAGCGTGTTGACTTAAAAATTCTAGTAGATGGATCACAAGATGGACTTGGGGTGGAATTCAGTGGTTCTTCAGCAAATAAACAAATGAATGCGTCATTTACGCATCAGACCGCAGTGCTGACTGCCGGTAGTCATACTATAAAAATGCAATTTAAGGTTTCTGGAGGAACAGGAACAATATACGCAAATTCAACCAGCCCAGCTTCTTTTTATGTTGTCGAAATAAGGTAAATTATGAACATTCCTTTAATCTTAAATAGTATTCGCCCAAAAGCCGCATGGTCTTTGTCTGGTGATTTTGACACTCTTGTATGGTTGGACACAGCGCAAACTAAACCTACGCTAGCCGAGATTTCAGCGGGTGCGCTGTCGGCAGAAAAAGCCGCCTTCATCCTTCAAGTCAAAGCCGAAGCAGGCGATTTAACCCAACAAGTCCTGCAAGGTCTTGGCAGCGAGTACGAGCTTGCAGAGAAAGAAGCTAATGTATACAAAGCAGCAGACTATCCTACAACACCAGTGCCTTACAGTGTGCAAGCTGAGATTAACTCAAAGGCTGCTAAAGGTGTAACCATCACAGCTACCAATGCTTGCGACAACATTCTGGCAGCAGCAACAGGTTGGCGTAATGCACAAGCATCACTGCGGGATAGCAGGCTGACAACTGTTAGTGCAGCAGGGGTTGCTGTGGATGCTATTTCTTTGGACGCTATAAAGGCGCAGTGGGTAGCGTTTATGGCCGCGCTTCAAGAACAGTTAGGGGTTTGATATGACAATCAATTATCAAGCCTTGCTTGATGTAACTGCACAGTCTGGATTCCCTTGGACTATTACATGGCTTGATGAGCCACAATAAGGATAAATCATGGCTGTAACTAATGCACAAATTTTAGATTTCTTGCTTGCTAACCCAGGCCTGAGTGATGCCCAGCTTGTCTCTGCAATGCAGCAGTATGGAGTCTCACCTGCTCAAATGTCTCAAGCTGTTGGCATACCTCTAGCAGAAGTTCAGCAGCGGTTTCAAGCGGTTTTAGCACCTTCAACACCAGCACCCGTATCAAATGCACAAATTGTAGATTTCTTAAAGGCAAATCCTAATCTAAGTGATGCAAATATTGCGTCTGCCATGGCTCAGTATGGAATCAGTCCTACTCAAATGGCTGCTGCTACGGGTATTCCTACAAATCAAATATTGTCGAGGTTGGACGCTGTAGGTATGTTTGCTCCTACAAATCAAGCAAGCAGAGTAGTACCTACTGCCCGTGGTACTGTAATTGAAGGCAATAACATTGAGGGTCAAATTGCAGGTATTCCTCAAGCACCAGTAGGTACAGCCCCTGTAAGTACAGCTGCACAAGCTCCTGTAACAAGTCAAGAAATTGTAAATTTCCTACAGGCAAATCCTAATTTAAGCGATGCAGATATTGTCAAGGCGATGGCTGAGAATAAAGTTTCACCTGCACAACTTGCTACTGCTGTTGGATTGCCTGTAGGCGAGGTTATTTCTAGAGTGGCATTAACAGTGCCACAAGGCTCTTCAGTTACGTTGGGCGACACTCGTATTTCGCCTAGTTATCAAGTTACTGGTTCTGGCGAAGATCAACAGATAGGCAATCTTGACACTATTATTGTAGAAAAAACTAATGGTGATATTAACTACAAAGCCCCTGTCGGTTCAGCATATCAACAATATGGTGCAGATGGAACATTTCAGCAAACTGGTGTAACTCAAAAAGAAAAATCATTTTTTGGTGGACTAAAAGACGCTATTACAGACCCTGTTGTTTTAGCTGCTTTAGCTGGTGGTGCTGCTGCAGGTGGATTATTCGGTGGTGCAGGAGCTGCTGCAGGTGGTGCTGCCTCATTATCTGACCTTGCTCTACTTGATCTGTCACTTGGTGGTGCTGGAGGTACTGCTGGTGCAACAAGCCTAGCGAGTGC